TCAGGAATCATACCCATGTTCTTCATTGCATTGTTGTCGTTGTCAGCAGTGCCCGAACGCAAGTTAGAGTTCAGAACTCTTTCTGCGATGAACTGAAGCTCTTTTGGAATTACAAGCTTCATACCACGTACCGCGATTTTCAAACCACGCTCATCGGTCATACCAGCAATCTCAATCAGCATTTGCTCAAGCGAAGTTTCGTTGAGGTCAGCCGCTGTGGCGAGAAGGTTGCTCTGGTTACCAGATAAACTTGGGTGAGCCGTAGAACATAGTGCTGCACCATCACCAATTGCAGAAGCACCCGCCGTGAACGCATTGTTCAGGATAGCGGCAGCTTTGATCTGCTTGGTTTGAGCCATTGAACGAGCCAATGCCTTGGTGTAACGCGACGCTAGTCGGTCATACAAGTTATCTTCAATAGCTTCCTCAGTGATTGAGAACGCTAAAGCGATGGTTTCGTGAGTGTAACGAGCGGTATATGTCTCTTGTGCATCGTCAAAGTTGATGGCAGTGCCTTCACCTTTAACTGGTGCAGTTGAGAAACCACCAAGCATTACTTCCTCTTCAAAGGCTCTGTCCGAAGACTCTTCCTCAAAGATTTCGCCATGCTCGTTCTCGTAACGGTTATATTCCAATCCAAATAGTGCATTTAGACCGGGTTCTAGCTCTTTCGCTAGTTGGGCTCTAGAAATAGCCATTGTTTAGCCCTCCTTAAATGCCCGTTGTAGACGCAGTAGTCTGCGAATCAAAACGGCTACTTGGTGAATTGAAATGAGCGTTTAATCGTACAATCAAAGGAATACCGGCAGCAGTATAATCGCTGTTACCCGCGTCATCCATAATACCAACTATACGAAGCGGAAGCGTCGCAGTAGTATTGATTGTTGAAACACCCAAGGCGGATGTGGAATTACCGTTGTCGGTAGATCCCGTTCTTGCAGAAGTACCCAAAGACGCATTCGCGAAGACGGCGGCTTGAGCAGTTGCTTTGTCTGTCAAAGAAGCGTCAGACGCTACTTGGAACAGTTGGTTTGGATTGTCTGCAACAAACGCTTTCACAGGATGATTTGTGTCAACGCTTACTGCACCCGATCCGGGCCAGTAGTTAATAAAAACCGGTTTCTTTGAAACCGAATCGACGTACTCCACCCCCATCAGGACACCTAACGCTTGCGTAGTACCACCATTGGTAGCACCTGCTTGGTCAATAGTTCCTGCGGCCAGAGGGACGCAGATAGCATATTGAAAAATAGCGTTAGTGTTATTGGATGCGATTTCGTACTGAGTTACCCCAGTAGAATTAGCCGCAGAGCCAGTAAGCCCGATAGGACGAAGACCATAGGCAGTATTTTGATTTGCCATTTTTAGTTTCTCCTAATAAGGGCAGTCCATTATCTTTTTGGACCACCGAAGGTTACACGAGATTGACGATCAGCATTGCTGATCTTCATAGTTGAGTGTGCATTCTCGCGCATCATATCGTGATCTACCGCTTCCATTTGGTCCTGACTACGTTTATTAAAGTAATCAGTCCTCTCGGCTACAGTTTCTAACGGTATTCTGGCAAGAAGCAGTCCGCCTACTCCAAAGACACCTTGATATTTACCTGATTCGACAACGGGCGATTCAAAGTCAGGGTACTCGTCCTTACGGACCAATTCCCAACCTTCACGCATTTTCGCACTGATGTTCTTTGTATCATCAAATCCTCGCGTTTCGGCGCGAATCCAACGATGCTTAAAGCCATCAGGGGCAGGTGGTGCATCTAACATTGACGGTGGAGCCCAAGGCTTACGAAGCGCCTTCTTCTCCCGAGTTTCGTTTGCGCGAGCAGTACGTTTGATGGTAGTACCCATTTCATTATTTTGGTCAGTCATCTCTTTTACTCCTTCACGTATTTCGCATATTCTTCAAGCGGCACACCCAGTTTCTTCGCTATCGCGACTTGGCTAGGGGTGAGTCTAACCTTTTTCCCACTGCGCCCAGATGAATTTCTTGAGGCTCCTACAACCGTCTGAGCGGGTCGTCTGTTAGAAGCCGTAGCACCCGTATTAAACTTAGAACTAATACGGTTGTCTAACTCAGTATAGTAGTCATCGCTCTGGGGGTCAAATCCTTCTTCTTCCACCAGTTTTTTGTGGATACCAAAGGCAGCATAAGTCATTGCTTCGTCAGAGCCGAACCAGCTATTTTTTAAGGCCCATTGCTCTGCTTTAGGGTCAGGTCTTTTAGGCTGTTGAGCAGGCATAGGTTGACGAACCTGCTGCTGTGCTGCGGCTTGAGCTTGTTGTTGAGCCCTCGCAGATTGTGCTTTTGCTTGCGCTGCACGATCAGCTTGAATGGCTAAACCAGTCAACGCTCGTTGTGCTTCTACTGTTGCTTGACTATCACCAATCTCTATCGCTCTAGCTAAAGCCGATTCGGCTTGCTGCATTTGCGTAGACACACGATTGGAATATTCAGACACGTAATTAGTGTCCAAAGTTTGCATCCGTTGTTTAATTTGTTGCGATTCGTTCTGTACACCTTGAGCGTAACGTATAGCTTCTTGCTCACGTCTCTCGGCTTCTCGCATCTTTTTAGTAAGCCTATCAATCCTCTTTTGTGTAGAGGTTTCAGCTTTTTGGAACTGATCGTCATCACTCGACGAGCGCCCGTTATCGTTTGAAAGGTCTTCAGAAACTTCTACTTCAGTTTCTTGTGAATCCCCCAAGTCTAGTTCGACTTGTTCTTTTTCGGCATCAGCCATAATTATCTCTCCTTACGTTAATTGGTGAATATCTTCAGGATCAAGAATGGTAGATAAGATTTCGTCATCGTTAAGAATACGAACCTCCCCACCGTCTATTTGAAACCTAGAACCAGCGTAACGGGCAAACATTACCCATTGCTTTTCTTCGCACCACGCACCCGTAGGAAACTTGTCTTTATCTTTGTAAGCCAAAGGACCTACTTTTAAGACGTAACCAACTTGCGTTGATACTTGGTTTTTCTCTACAGTATCAGTTGGCAAGAAAATACCGCCTGCGGTTTTGCCTTTGCCTTGATACGGAAGAATTAAGATGCGCCACCCGGTAGGGCTCGGCATTCTATCCAGAAGTGTTTTACCAATCATCTCAGGATTGAGACGAGGCTTTTCAGTATATGCGTCAGCTAAATTAGGGGTCGTGCCCTTCTTTTCTGGCGCTGGTTTGATTGGTTCTGACGGACCCGATTCGCTTTCTATTTGAAAAGCAGCATTGGGTGCGGCAGACAAATCTATTTTAGATTTAGTCATTAGATCGCTCCTGTTTATCTAGCAGGCTCTTGAGTTCCTGTTCCACGTGATTTAGACATTCCAGATTGCCCATAAGCTCACGATATTGCTCCATAGACTTAACATTACCATATATCATTAAGTCTACTATACCTTGGCGTCTTTCTCTCAAGATTCTAAAAACCGCCTCGGCCAAATAAATGTCTTCCATTTACCCCTCGCATAATATCAAACAATGTCTGATATTATCGTAGCACAGTATGTATAGGATGTGCTAGGACAAACTGTTACTTTATGCGATTATCTCGAAGTGAGGCCCGTCTATAAAAGGCCTACGTCCTTGGCTTCTACGCAAGTCAATGTAGGCATTCATGGCCTCTTCTGCCG